GTCGATAGCCCCAGACTATCGGCCGCCAAATGGCCGATCGCGACCCTCGGCTTTACTTGACATAACATCCGTTAGCACAAGTAGACGCGCGCGACGCGACTTGGCGGGTATGTTAGTGCTCACTTTGGCTCGGGTTTTCGAGTCGAAATGGACCGTGGGCCTGAGTGCGCGGGCGCTCCCAACGGTCCCCCCAAAAAGCAATTCTGAAACGCGCACCAGCAAAAATGCCGGCGCCAGCCTGTTTTTCCCAACCCACCAAACCCATCTTGCTTCTCTGAATTAAGCGGTTATCATCGCGTGTGATGGAACAGAAGGTAAAGCTAAACCCCGTACCCGAAGCGAACGGACCGCCAGCGCCGCAAAAGTTCGTTCCGACTCCGCTCCGGGTAGAGTACGTGTTCAAGGATGTTCCGTTGAACGGGTCCGCCCGGTTTCCCCGATCGCATTGGACGGTCATCAAGAAGGTGTACGAGTACATCGCCACGCCCGAAGGCAAGGGCAAGAAATTCGTCGTCAGGCCCATCACGCCAAAGGTGTGTCGCGTTTGGAGGATCAAGTAATGGACTACCAGTTGCCCACGCTCACGGCTATCAGCGAGGGCGCGCTTGTCGACGCCCGGTTCAAGGTCGCGATGCAGTTGCTGCTCGCGCCGAATTTCGTGAACGACTGTCGGCTCGACGAGATCGAACCGGTGGCTTATGCGCTCGACATGGCGATGAAGCTGTTCGAGTTGGGGGCGGCGAAGCAGCTGATCGAGCCGTTGCCGGCCTGCAGCGACATCACGTCGTCCGAGCGCCGGCACGTCGAGCGCAACGCGCAGGCGCAGGTGCTTGGTCAGATTCATGCGCAGCGTGTTGCGCAGGACGAGCAGAGTCGCGTGATGCCGGTAGCCGGCGGGCGGGTGCTCAATGGTTGAGCGCAACTTCACCGCCTTGCGTGCGCCCGGCAGTCCGATCAAGGAATCGCGCGTGCCGGGGATGTTGCCGCCGGGGCAGGCTCAGGTCGAGACTTTGACGCGAGCCTACTTGTCGCCGAATCTTGAGATCAAGTTCGCGCCGACGATCCCGGCAGAGGAGTTGATGAAGGCGATACGGTTTCTTGCCGGCTTGAGTTGATCCCGTGCAGTTCGAGCTTGCTCGGTTCGAGGCTTTCTGCCGCCGGCTGAAGATACCCACGAAAGAGAAGGGTCTGATTCCGCTGGAGATGCTGGGCACGCAGCGCTACGTGATGCAGGAGATCGCGGCCGGGATCAAGCGTGACGTGCACACGTTCACCATCCTGAAGGGTCGGCAGATGGGGATTTCGACCGTCATGCTGGCGCTCGACATCTACTGGTTGTTCAAGCATCCCGGGTTGCAGGGTCTGCTCGTCACCGACACCGACAAGAATCGCGAGTTGTTTCGCAGCAACCTGACGGCGTTCATGGGTTCGTTGCCGCCGAGCGCGAAGCCCAAGGGCAGCGGGCACAACCGCCTGATGCTCTCCCTTGGCAGTGGCAGCCGGCTTGAGTATTTGGTGGCCGGTACGCGCAAGGAAGGGAACCTGGGCCGCGGGTCGGCGGGCAACTTCCTGCACGCGACGGAGTGTTCCAGCTGGGGTGATGAGGAAGGGTACGCCAGCTTGATGAACACGCTGGCGCAGACCAACCCCGACCGGTTGTACGTGTTCGAGAGCACGGCGCGCGGCTACAACATGTTCTACGAAGCGTGGGAGGTTGCCAAGAAAAGCAAGACCGAGCACGCGATCTTTGTCGGCTGGTGGCGCAACGAGTTCTATCGCAAGGAACGCGGCTCGGTCGAGTTCAAGACCTATTGGGATGGCAGCCCGACGGGTGACGAGCGCGTGTGGATACGCGAGGTCTACGAGCGCTATCGCTACAACATGCAGCCCGAGCAGCTTGCTTGGTGGCGTTGGTACGTCGCCGAGAAGATGAAGGGCGACGAGATGATGGCGTTTCAGGAGATGCCGCCGACGGAGGAGTACGCATTCCAGTTGAGCGGGAGCAAGTTCTTTTCCAGCGAGCGCGTAAACATCAACTTCCAGTCGGCGCTCAAGGCGCCGGCCCCGCAGGACTTCCGCTACAAGTTCGGGCTCAACTATGAAGACACCGAGTTCATCGAGACATCCCCGGAGAACGCGGACGTTCGGATATGGGAGATGCCCGACCCCAAGGGGGTGTACGTCATTGGTGCTGACCCCGCTTATGGTTCTTCTGAATGGGCTGACGAGTTCGCTGTTTGTGTTCTACGCTGCTACGCTGATCGCGTTGTTCAGGTGGCTGAAGTCGGCACGCCCGACTGGAACGAGGCGCAGTACGCCTGGGCGATCGCGCACCTAGCCGGCAGCTACTCGGGCGCGATGCTGTGTCTGGAGATGCAGGGTCCGGGCGGCGCGGTGTTCAACGAGTTGCAGAACCTGAAGCGCGCCGCCGGCAACATGCGCAAGGGCGACCCCCGGCTGAAGTTGTACGATGTCGTGGGGATGATGCGTGACTACCTGTGGAAGAAGCAGGACTCGCTGCACGGTGCGTTCGCCTACCAGTGGCAGACCAACACGAAAGAGAAGATCAGGATGATGTCGACCCTGCGCAACTACTTCGAGCGCGAGATGGTCGACATCAACTCGCTCGATTGCATACAGCAGTTGCGCAACATCCACCGCGACGGGGATCGGATTGGCGGCGAGGGTCGCGCGAAGGATGACCGGGTGATCGCGCTGGCGATCGCTGTCGTCGCGTGGAACGACTGGATCATGCAGGAGATGATGGTCAACAACCGGACTTTCGTGCTGGAGAACCGGCCGTCGGAGGAACCCCGGACGGTGACGACGGTCGAGCGCGCCGTGCTCAAGTACCTCACGGCCAACGGCATCGAGTTGAAGACGATGCACTAGGCGATGAGAGATCGCCCGGTCATGTCCAAGAAGCTGATCCAACAGCGCTTGCTTGTACTGATCCCGGCCAAGGGGCGCCCGACGGCCAAGGACCTACGGCTGAGGATCGCGGATGTGGCCGACTTCATTGGCGTTCGCATCGACGTGCTCTACAAGGTGGCCCACAAGCGGCGGGAAGTGGACGACGCCTTGCAGGTCACTTTGTCGAATTTCTTTGCTTTGGTGGACGACGGGTGCATAGTCAAGGTTCTTGAAGGCTCGGCGGCCGTTGTCAGGAGGGTTCCCTGCGCCCCGGACGTGGTTGAGCAGCCGAAGGCGAAAATAGACCTTTCGGGGCTCACGCCTCGGGTCGTGTGGAGGTAGCCGATGGCGATGATGAAGGAATGGAAGTGCGCGGTGCACGGGTCGTTCGACGGCACGCACCCCATCTGCCCGGAAATGGGCTGCGAGTCCGCCAGCGTCACGCGCGAGTTCCGCACCGCACCGGCGATCCACGGTGGCATGACATCGCGCACCGACCGGGGTCTGCGTCGAACGGCCGACATGCTGGGCATCAACAACTGGAAGTCGGCGCGCCAGGGCGAGGTCAGCTTCGCCGGCCGGGGCCAGGATGCCCCCCTGGGCACGGAAGTGCTGTGGGGCAACGAGGTCGCGAAGCACCCGGCGATGGGCGGGCGCACCTTCGCGCAACTCACGCAGGCAGCGGCGACCCCCCTCGACGCGAGCCAGCTGAACATCCCGCCAGAGAAGGCGGCGACTGACCCGTACATCACCAAGAACAACGGGATGCGCGCCGCGGCGACCACCCTTGGCGTGACGCGCAACGCGCTGCCGCCGGCCGAGATCACGCGGGAGTTGGCACCGTGAAGATACCGAGCGATCCGGTCAAGCGACAGATTCTGTACGACGAGCTCACGCAGCAGTGCCTCGCGTCGCGATCGGAGCGCTACGAGTTCTATCGCACGCTGCGCAACTACTACCTGTTCGGGTCGTCCGATGACGGCGGCACGCCCTACAACAAGATCGGCAGCACGATCGACACGCTGTCGTCGTTCATCTACGCGCCCGACTCGGTGCGCTTCTCGATCAATCTCGGGGTGAGCGCCGACGACTTGGACATCCACAAGGCGCGACCGCTTGCGCGAGAGATTTCGGAGCAGTGGCGCATCTCGGGCTCGCATGTGCGGTTCGGGGTGGCGGCGAAGTGGTCGCTCGTCTTCGGCACGATGCTGATGAAGGTGCAGTGGCGCCACGGCATCGCGCGCACGTACCTGCTCGAACCCCACCAGTTCGGCGTGCTGCGCGAAGACTTGATGGACTTGTCGGATCAGGAAGCGTTCGTGATGTGCTACACCACGACGAAGACGCAGCTTGAGCGCGATCTCACCGGCAACCCTCGCGCGCACTCGATACTCTCGCGGGTCGGCAAGGGCGGCGGCGTCTCGTCGGGCACGGGGTTCGGTGATGGGTTGAACCGACTGCTGCTCTCCAACCCGGTCGGCGGCGTGCCGGGCTCGGTCGCGCCCAACTATGGCAATTCGGGCGGCACCGTAGCCGGCGGGATTGGTGGCACGCCCGGCTCGGCGACCTCGTACAACTACGCGCCGAAGGTCGACGCCGAGTTGATCGACATGTGGGACTTGTACGTGTGGAACGACGACATAGACGACTATCAGATTGTCTCGATGGCGTCGCCCAACGTGGTGATCTACGATCGCGCGCAGAAGTTCGTAGGCATTCAGGGGATGCCGCACTTCGCTGTCGTGCGAGCGGAGAACAACCTCTACGACTTTTTCTGGGGTGACTCGTTCGTTGCGCGGCTGGCGTGGTTGCAGGAGTGGCGCACGGAAGACGCGGCGAACATTCGCAACCTGAGTGCCAAGCAGTCCGACCCGCCGATCAGCGCAACGGGCATGGGCGGCATTCAGGAGGAGAAGCTACTTGCGCTGCGCCGCGCTGGCGGCCGTTTCAGCACGACCAACCCCAACACCAAGATCGAATCGCACGCGCCGAAGATGCCCGACAACCCGTATGCCTCGCTGGCCGAGATCGACAAGATGTTCGACGACACGGCAGGCATCGGCCATATCCTGCAGGGCAAGGGCGAGAGTGGTGTGCGCAGCAAGGGTCAAGCCGACCTGATGGCGCGCCTGGGATCGTCGAGGCCCAAGCAGCGCGCGACGGCGGTCGAGGAGTCTGCGGAAGACGTTGCGACGTTGATGCTGCGCACGATTCAGGAGAACAGTCCGCAGCGCTTCATGGCAGAAATCCCCGGTAAAAAAGAAAAGTTGCCATTCGTTGCGGAACAGTTTACAAAGGACTATGAGGTAAAGGTCGACGCGCACTCAAGCTCGCCGATCTTTGTTGAGGACCGCAAGCACGACGCTGAATTACTGCTCGAAGCGAGGGCCATCGACAGGGAGACATTCCTTGAGATGTATGATCCTCCAAACGTGCAGGACTTGATCGTCAAGCTCAAGGTGATAGAACAGAAGGAAGCGCAAGCCGCGCAGTTGCAGGCGAAGGCCGAAGCTGCGGGGAAGGCGTCCAAGGATTGACCCGGGTATGGCTGCTCCCGACTAACAAAAGTGGCCCGACCTTTACAGGGGAAAGACATGGCAAGGCGTCATCGTCGGGGCAAGCGCCGTTAATCGGCAGGGGGAGTAATCCCCCAACCCGTACCGCCGCCCGCCCTTCGGGGCTGGCGGCCCAATTCATCGGAGGCTTTATGCTTGAAGTCGTCCCAGCAGGCCGGCGCGGTGCAGGCGGGCCATACGCCCGTCGGCAGCAACGGCGTGGCAAGAGGTAAGACCGTTGAGCGTCCCGCCAGAGGTAATGAAGCAGATGATGGCAGCGCGCGGCGGAAGCGCCGCGGGCGGACCATCTGCCGCCCAGCCCGGCGGGGGCGTGGGAAGCGCGACATCGGCGCCGCAGACTTCGCAGTCGCCTAGCGGCTCACCGACTTCCCAACCACAAGACAAGCGCGGTCTGAAGGCCGCCGCTATGTCGAACGTCACGATCATGCAGAACCTCGCCGAGCAGGCGCTGACTGCGTTCGAGCCGGGTGATCCGATCTACAAGGCTTTGCTCAAGTGCATCAACACGCTCGAACCCGTCTCGGCGAAGCACGATGCGAGCGATCTGGTGCCGGCGTCCGTCATGCAGATGGTCGGCCAGTTGCCGCAGATGGGCGGCGGCAGTGACGTGCAGCGTATGATCCTGCAGCAGATGAAGCAGGGTGCGCAGCCGCAAGGTGGCGCACCGCAGCAACCCCAGCAACCCCAGCCAGGAGCAATGTGATGTCCTCGAACTTTCTTGCACCCAGCGGCGCCGGCCTTCGCAAGCCGACCGACGACAACCAGGTCAATGGCCAGATCGTCAACCCGCCGCGATTCGCCGAGTGGGGCGGTCTGTCGGGTCCGTCCAAGGTCAAGTCGATCGTCAACAAGTCGTTGTACGACTTCGGGATGCCGTTCAACATCAGCAAGCCGGGCGGCGGTCGCTGATCCATCCCTTCACTTCCCAGAGTTGACCTATGGCCTCGCTTGAAGACCTCACGACCGACCAGCTGCTCGCGCACGCCCGGAATCTGGAGGCGTCGCACAACCTGATGCAGACGCTTCTCAAAGACCCCGTGTCGCGCGAGCAGGTTCAGCGCAAGATCAAGGAGTTGAACCCGGGTGTGTCCATCCCCGAGATCGACGCCAAGGATGCCATGCGGGCCGAGCTTGAGGTCGAGCGCAACGAGCGCATCGCGCTGCAGAAGCAGATCACGGAAGATCGTGTGCGGGTGCGGCTGGAGAAGCAGCGTTCGGATGCCAAGGTCAAGTACAAGCTGAGCGAAGCGGACATGGCTGAAGTCGAAAAGTTGATGGTCGACCCGACCGATCCGATCCCGACATATGAGGCCGCGGCGCGCGTGCACGCGGCCAGC